TAATCCAGATTGTGGTCACCATTTCTCCTTTGCAGCCCAATAAGCCGCCGACATTTTGCCTTTGTCGATGTTTTGTTTATGCCGCGCCATAAATGACGCTCTGCGCTTGCGGTCTGATTCAGACTCGCCCTTTGTTGCCGGAGAGCCTGTGACACCTTGCTGGCCGAATCGGATTGTCTTGATCTCGTTGCCTACTTTAGCAACAACAACATGCGATTTCGTAGGATGGCTCGGAGTGCGCTTTGGCTTGTTGAAGCCTTCTACGCCAACTCTCTCTAATCGCGGGTCTTTTGCTTTTGGCATGATTCACCCCAGATGGAAATGGTGACGCACCCGTAAGATGCGCCACCAATACTACTTATCAAGCAACTCCGAACCCTTGACCCGCCATGCTTGGGTTAAAGCAAGCGTATGCTGGGAGCAAGTCAAAGCGGATGCTCTGTGAGTTAGCGTTACCGTCAGAGTACTTGCTGATACGGATGCTCATACCGTCTTGGGTAGTCGCTACTGTGTCAGTTGAGTACAACTTAGGCAGCTTCACTGTGCCCAGACCGAATGCCTGCTTAGTGTAGAACAGGTTAGGCTGGTACAGAGTTGCAGTAGCAGAAACGATTGTAACTACAGCGCCGTTAGCAGGAGCCGCAGTTACAGTGTTGTACTGACCACCGGATTCGTAGATGGCTGGGCCAGCAACTACCAGAGTGCCTTCGCCAGACGCGCCGAGCGTTACGTCAGCCGTTACAACACCAGTCCAAGCCACGTTTGTGCCAGTAGCACTGACCATTGCTTGACGGGTTGACTGGTTTAGACGGTTGACGTTAGCAATCGTCACCAGTTCGCCAGCCTTGACAACCATGTTTGCCTGAAACGCAGTGACGGCCAGAGACTGGGTCATTGTGTCTTTAGCAGTAACATAGGTTGCATCAGGTGCAGCACTCAGAGTACCGGCACGATCCGCGCCAGAGCTAGAAGTGAAGCTCGCTAGAGTCGTTGCGCTCAGAGCACGAAGACCACCGAAGTTGGTGCTGATCTGGGCATTTTCCCACGCAGTACGGATCAGGCTGTCAACGGAGTTGAGACCTGACTGTGCGCTTGCCAGTGTTGCTACTGTGAACGGGTTCATCAGGTAGTAACGCTCACTTGCTGGGTTGATACCAATGGAGTCCATAAACGCACCAGCGCCAGCAACGTCAGACCAAGCATCTACTGCTGTGCCGTGAGTACCATAACGCAGTGAAGAGTTCTTCAGCATGAAGGCTGCGAAATCTAGTTCAAGGTCAGTCACGATACGTCGAGCCATCGGCGCCAGAATGTCTTCGAGCTGATCAAGCTGAATCGCTTCTTCTAGGTTGCCCCAGTCGGTCGCAGCAGTGAAGTACTGCTGAACTGTACCAGTTGCCTTACCAGCAATGATTGAGGACTTGGTAGAGGAAGAGATATCACCGCCAGTGGTGCGGATGGTGTTGTAGTCATGCGGACGCTTGAAGTCTACAGTGCTACCGCTAGAAGGATTGAACTTGTCGGACAGAAGCTGAGTGTCAACTGTCTTGGTAATTACACGGGAATTTTCAAACGCATCAAGGAAGACCCGCGCTACTTTCCGAGTTACGTTACTACTTAGATTATTAGCCATTTCTATTCACCTATTCAAAAGTTGCGCCCCTTGGCCCCTTCGGTTTTGGTGCAATCCCAGTGGGTTGCGGTGGCCGAATAGGATTAGGGACATTGGTTAGTCTTGGTTTCAGGGCAGCAGCCTTCGATTTGATGAGTGTCGCAATCCTCACAGCAGCTTGTGTTGGATGCATGTATCTCAGGTTGTCCAGTTCTTGGACGTTCTGAGATAAATACTTCGTGATCAGCGGCCCCTGGTCATCTTCTAAGATGTACTGCACCAGAGAGTCATCAATCCCGAAATTCCCAACAACAGCGCCAGCGGCTTGCAGTTCGTCTGGTCTAATCCCTAGCGTCTTTGCACGCTCCGAATAAGACTGAACTTTCTCTACCAATACCTCTTGCTGCTTTTGCGCGGCCTGCTCTGCTACAGCTCGTCGGTGTTGTTCAACCATCTGCTGTTGTGCATCGTAGGACGCCACGGATATCAACGCCTGTTCACGCTCCCGAATTCTTCGCTTGTATTCCTCATCGGTTACAGCGAACGGGTCTGGCATGTCAGGTATAAATGGCCGTGACCGAGTTTCAGTTTTCTGGAATTCTTCAAGCTGTCTTCGGAGTTGTTCGGTCTCACGCTCTTTTTCACGGAGCTTGAATACCTTTTTTCCGATTGCCTCGTCGAATATCCGCTGCTGTTGCTCGGTGAAGATAGGTTTATCGTGGGTCTCCCCACTATCCGTTGACGGTTCGGCAGCAGTTTCCTGCTCCTCAGACTCTTCTACCTCTTGAACCTCTTGAATGACCTCAGTCTCCTGAGTCTCATCGCCGACTTCAATTTGGTATTTGTCTGGTTGCGTCATAGATGCCCTTATAGGTGATAGCCCAGAAAAGGTCTGGTGGCCTGTAGGCAGGGTGACACAATGTGACGTTTATTGTCAATAGGTGACGTAATTTGTCACTTTTCCTCTTGTTGGTTTATGCTTCGCAGGGCGGATAGGCCGACAGCGCCGCCCATAATGCCAGATGTAATTGATGGGCCAGCAAACGACCCCGTGTTAGTAATTGCCGACTTCACCTGATTCGGCCTGAATGCAATGATCTCCGTCAATTCACTTGGGATGGACTTATCCTTGCTTACTGGGTATGACGGTGAGTAATACATGATACCGTCATAGTCCCTTGCTAGGTCGTCCACAATGTCTTGCGTTAGCAGTTGCGGAAACTCTTGACCCCAGACAGACCGCGCCCACTCCCTTGTGCTGTCATCAATGATCAGTGGCTTCTGCATACTGACATAGGCTGGGATTGTTTGCGCCCCTTCCTTGAACCTGCCTATCCTTAAACCCTCCAGAACATTGTGGGCAGCTTGTGGGTTCATCGCATCAGTACCGAGCCATATAGCTGGCCCTGAAGACCCTGACCCTGTGGCACTCCTCCCCGCGATACCGCCGCCAACCTCAAATTGATCAAAGTCTTTCGTGGTCGTGTGGAACACCTTTCGTGGCGCTCCAGTCTCGTCAACCACTTTTGATGATTGCCACCACCCCTTGAACTCAGGAGTGTCAAACAATTCGGTAGTTGGTTTTGACGATCTTGCAGCCTGAGACATATCCAAGGCACCTTCAGCAGCCCTTACCCCGCCAGCGCCAGGCACAAACGGCAGCAGCCCTGCCAGCGACATCCCAGCATTCAGCATTGTTCGTTCTTCAGGGTAGGCAGCGTACATAGCAGCGTCAGACACAGCGCCAGCCACATCACCGACGACAGGGAATGGTGCCGTAGCCAGCGCCATACCACCAAGCACATCGGACATTTGTTGTCCTACGGGCTTCTGTGGAGCCTGTGGCGCAATGTCTTTCCACCAAGTGGGGCTGATGTTCCTGAGTGCTGACTTTGCCATTAGTCCTCCTCAAACTCTTTTTCTTCCCACGCCTGACATACTCTCAGGTTGTGGCAAATAAACTCAAACTTCGTACAGTAGCCGCGACCACCACCGTCTGCATCGTACTCATCCTCTGGGACGGCTTCCATCATCTCCATCGATTCCGGAGTGTTGTTGAAATACTCACAGTTTGCGCACAGTTGACGGCGAGCCTCTGCTGGACTAACGCTCCAAATCTTAGCCATCTGGCGCCAGTAGTCTTTGTTATCACTGGTCGTTTCTTCCGGCCCAAAGCTCCAATTGGCAATGACGTTATCCCTGTTTGCCTTGTTAGTTTTTTCAGTCAGCGGCTCTTCTGACTCAATGACGATAGTAATCCCTGCTAATGGATTCATTGTTGACCCCTGAATGGATTAAGTGCGCTGACCACCTTTAGCTGATTGTCGATCTGCATCCCTTGCGCTTGGATGGAATCCTTCTGAATCCTCACACCAGCTTCTTGTGCTTTGATC